GGCTCTGTTCTGCTACCTTCACGGCATAGCCAATAGGGTCTGTCTCTTTCAAAACTTCTAAATCCTCACCCCGATTCTGCTGGCTCAAGAAGCTATCGAGTGCTTGCAGTTTTTGGGCGTATGCTTGTCGCTCTTGTTTAACGTGCTCAAGATGTTGGCGTTCGGCATCCATAGCCTTGCGCTGTTCAGCCAGAGCCTGAGATTTTTGGGTGTAATCCTTACTGCGCTGATAGCCGTTGATAAGTTCGTCAAGTTCAACCTCGACTTCCTCACCACCAACTTTTGCCTTGTATCGGGGTTTTACTTCCTCAACAGGCTCTGATTCGTCTGAATACTCAGCTTCCTCGTGCTCAACTTCACCAGTCGCTTCAAGTTCTTCAGTTGATTCTTCTGGTTGGCCTTCATCGGCTCCATTGTCATCACCCATCAAACCCAAAAACGCATTGGCGGCTTGGTTTACGTTCAGGCTTTCACTCCCTTGCGGGTTGGTGTTTTCCATTTGTTATCTCAGTTTTCGCCAGAAACCGTCTGGACTGCGGGTAACTTTCGTTACAGAATCTTCCACTTCTTTTCCTGAATCTTGGTTTCTGCGGCAATGCCCTGCAAGTGTCCAAGGAACAGGTCAAGAGTCTTGATGTGGCCGTAAGCAGCTTCACGCTCATCAACCTCATCTCGATTTGTGTTAATTATCACACTAATCTGCTGATTTTTCAAATCATCCATAACTTTTATGAAAAAGTCATCTTTCAACAGATTGCTGGCCCATTCAGCCTGACGTTTTTTATCCATTACCAGCCACCCACACCAGAGTTGTCCGATGCAGTGCTTTCGGCACTTGATGCGGATGTTGTATCTCCACCGCTATAAGACTGTGATGGGTCTGAATAGCTTGGGCTGTAACTTTCCGAATATATAGGCCCAACAAATTGGTCAATCAGTGCTTGTGCTTGTTGAGCCGTAGTTGGCCCCATTGCCGTAGGACTTACGCCATAGTTAACCAATGATTCTATGGCTTGCGCTTGTGCGGCAGTAGTTGGCCCCATTGCTGTGGAACTTACGCCGTAATTAATCAAAGCCTCTTTAGCCGCCTCAAAAGCAGCACGATCTGCCGCAGAAAGTTTTGAGATGGATGTGCCAATATTTGGCTGTCCAGTGAAGAAGTTATAGGCAGCAGCAACAGGGTTAAACATACCCGTAACTGATCCAATGACGTTACTCATCGCAGCGCCTCGGGCATCTTTATAAGACCTTCCCTCTGGAGATTCCAAAAAGTTAAAAAAGGCTTCTTGTTGAGGAGACAAAGCAGCAGTCTGAGAATCACTGCCGCCTTGACCCATACGAGCAGCAATTTGCGCTTCTGATGGCTCAACAAAGTAAGCTGTTTTATTGATGTCAAACGCTCCGGGGACATATCTTGTCATTGGAGTTGACGACTGAGAAACGGGCTGGCGACCATATTCAGTCATCTGCTCAATAGGGCCAAAGTCTTGAGCGCCAGTAATAAATCGTTGTGCGCCTTGACCCATTGATTGCATTGGCATATTCTGAACAGGCTGATACTGCCCTTGGATGCCAGCAATGATTTCATTCAAAGATGGCGCTGCGCCTTGTGGTGCAGCTTGTTTCATCTTCAACAGTTCAACCAGTTCTTCATAAGTCATAAATCACCCCGGAATTTCAATGTTAGAAGTAATGCCAGCACCGACCTTCATTGCCTTCAACTGAGCCTCTGCCTCAAACTCTTGTTGCTTCATGGCAAATTGCATATTCATCTTCTCACGCTCAATCTGAAGTTTTGAGGCTTCTTTCTCGCGCATAAGTTGAATCTCAGCCGCAGCCTTTTCGCGTTGAAGTTGCAACTCAAGTGCAGCCTTCTCGCGTTCAAACTGAAGGTCTGCTTGCATCTTGGCTTGTTGCATCTGCATATCAGCTTGGAACTTGGCTTGCTGGCCTTGAATCTCAGCTTGCGTCTTGGCAATGTACGCTTGCACTTCAGGCGACATTGGCTGTTCTTGTGGTGGCGGGTTAGACAGTTGCTGGTCTTGCTCTGGACTGATCGGCTTGAAGAACTCGGCAGAGTCTTTGAAGCCAGCAGCCTCAACCATGCGGCCAAGTGTGCCACGATACTGACCAAGCGAAACCAATGGGTTGGCTGGCCCATACTGAGCAATCATTTGCTCTTGCTTTGCCAAAACCATGTTCAGCATCGCCATCTGTTGGTCGCGGTTGCCGTTACCCAAACCGACATTGATCGAGATGTCAAACTTGTTCGCCCATGAACGGGGATCAATCGTGACGTATGTACCACGCAAGCGAATGATGCGCTCTTTCTGCTGGTACTTTGTAACCAAGTGCATGATGCCTTCAAACAGCTCTTTCACGCCTGACTCAGCAAAGATACGAGCAATCAGCTCAATCTTGCCAGCGCCAGCTTGTTGCATCGAGGCCACGGCTGCGGCAGTCACGTTCTGAAGGATGTTGGGGTCAAGACCCTGCGACATTTCAGTCACGCCTGTACGCTTGGCTTGGACAGAATCCAAGTATTGCAGCATTGGGAAAGACTGGTTTGCCATGTTCTGGACAACCAATTGCTGAACAGCTCCTTGAGACTTGGCACGAATAACACCACCAGCGGTAGATGTCAGCAAGTCATCCAAGTTGACCTGACCTTCAACAGCAACCACACGGTTATTGTTGGTCAGATACATATTGTCCAGCATCTGACGAGTAACTGTGGTCTTAATCAGTTGCAAGTCAACAGTGCGGTCAGCCAGCGAGTTACCAAAGAACTTGTGCGGGATTGGCAGTGGGCAGACAGAGTAGAAAGGAACGTAATCAGTTTCTTCGTCACTCAGAATGTCGTTGCCAGCGTAGAAGACTTGATGCAACTCAGCAATACCGTCTTCGTCAGCATCGTAGTAAATGTAGCACTCAAAGACTTCAATCTCTTGCATTGAAGAATCGCTTGGCTCATCGTCATACGGCTGTTCACCGGGAGCAAATCGAGCAACACGTTCAGGCGTGTAGGCCAAAGCATCGCCCGTTGGCAAACTGTTCACAACTTCATCATCAAAGCCCATTGCGATCAGTTCGCTGCGGGTAATCATTCGGCGGTGTGCAACGAAAGGAGAATCCTTAACAGTGCGGCCAGCCTTCGCCATCAGGAATTCTTCAGGCGGGATGTTGGAAATCTTGACCTTGCCTGACTTCTCAACCTTCTTGATGGTGACATCGTGAACGCCGTATGTAGCAGCCACACCCATCTCGTCAAAGACAGGGTTGCCCATCGGGTCAAGAATAGGATTGGTAACAGTGTCTTGCTCAACAACTTCAATGCTCTTGTCTTGCAGTAGCATCGCCAGTTCGTCATCAGAAAGACCTTCGTAAGTCTCTTTGGTAACATCTTCCTTGTCTTCCCATACAGCCTTCACAATGCCGTTCTTTTGCAGCAAGGCATCAAAGAACCAGTCGTGCATGATTATCACGCCGGGGTTGTCTTTGAGGAAAATGTAATTCAGGTAATCAGTCGCTTGCTTTGCGCCAGCCTCATCGCCGGGGCCAACAGGATCAGCAACAACAATCTGGTCAGAACCTGTAAAGATACGGATCAAAGCTGGCAGCGCACCATCAATGGCTTCTGCGACTTCACCAGTAACGATAGAAGACTTGCCTTCTACTTCGTTACCGTAAGGCTGACGCAAATAGGCTTGCAACGCCTGTTTACGCATCTCAACTGTTTCGCTTTCAATGAATCCAATGGAGTCATCAATCGCGGCTTGAACCGCAGCTTTAAGTTCGTTCTGGCTCATCTTTGACCTTTGCTGGTCGCCCGACCTTTGGGCGTTCGGCCAATTGTAACTGCTTTACCACAGTTTCAAGCATTTCTATACGCTTCTCAAGCTCATCAACCCGTTTGGCGTTTGAAATATCGCCTTGTCTCATCATAAACATTTAGACCACCCATTTTGGAGTTTTGTTGATAGATTTGCCCCATGAACCAGTCGTTTCGTCTAGTCCTACGGCAACGTAACGCCAAGCATCGGCAGCGTGTGAGTGCTGGTCGTGCAAAGGCTTATTGCTAAACATCTTGGTATTCGGATCAACGTCATAGCGGTAATGGCGCAGATTCTGCAACCCGTCAGCACATCTTGTCTCGTCAATGAAAGC